GAAATGGTTGTAAGCGAAAATCAAGATATGTCAAACGATAGCAACTACACAGCGGAAGTTACGGCAAGGATAAAACATGGAAGAGACTAACAAAGACTCAGCGGAGCAGCCACCAAGAGTGGAAGCACTTCGTGAAGCGGCTAAAATTATCTCGGGAGACCGTAATAAGCAGTATGGCGGCCCAGAGGATAACTTTACGAACATTGCCAAGGTGTGGTCAGTCCTCTTTAAAAGAGAATTTACAACCGAAGATGTTGCTATGGCTATGGTTGGCCTTAAGGTAGCTCGCTATGCTGCTAATTCTGGCTTTCAACCTGATACCTGGATTGACATTGCAGGGTACGCAGGGTGCGGTTACGAAGTAGGAAAATTGCTTCACGAACAATCAGACAATTAATAGCTAAAACTTAAAGACAGAAAGACAAAAGTGCCGAACCCTAGAGAACCCTGGAATTACGAAGAACCTGCCTGTGCCGAAGTAGGGACAGCTTTGTTCTACTCTATTGACCCAGATGTCTCGTTTAAAGGCGCTAGGTGGGAAGACCCGTACATAAGTGCGAGGGAAGTTTGCGGCACTTGCGTTCACAAGTTAGAGTGCGCTGAGTGGGGCATTGTGTATGAAGAGCACGGAATGTGGGGAGGATTAACTCCTAGAGAACGAGCCAAAATTCGCGCTAGGAACCCCGTAAAGATACCTAAAATCCAATTGCCTCTTTGGGTAAGACGGTAGAATATATGTATGAGTTCAAACCGCCCAGAAGTTCCTCTGCCGACCTGTGAAAAGTGTTGGCTAAAAACTCATGCCCACTGGGAGCCTGAAAGCATTGACGACTCTGGAAATATCCTTATGCGCCTCAAGGGCGTTGACGTCCCGATAAAACACAACACTGGCTCTGTAGAAACTTGCCACCTGTGCGGGGAAATAACTGTTTCTGGGATTTACTCCCTAGACACCGAGGACAAAAAGCTTTTTAAAAAGAGTGTTAAAAAAGGTTTTGAACTAATCGAAGAGCCTGGCAGAGAAGAAGACTATCTGTGAAAGATATCAGGCACGGTGAGCACCTCTGGTTTCAGTGGAGCGGGAGTGACTATTTCTCTGAGAATGACTCGGAGCTAATATTTTGCACAATTGGGCACATAGACATGGACAACGAGATTGTTCGCAGAGCTTTGGCTTCTGTGCTTCAACGTGACGGAGTTGTTGACTCCTTGGGCGACGGATTTAAGTTTCTAGAAGACCGCGACATCCATGCTGGTTGGGCTGGAATTCTCCCAGATGAGAACGAATACACGTACTGTGACGAGGATGGCGAGACACAGTATGGAGATTCCATAGAAAAGCCCGAAGAATTTACTTGGATAGAGTTTTAGTTTATAGTATTTAGTGTAAGGTTTTTATAGTTTCCTAAGGTAGTATAGAAGTCGTGTGGAAACCAGCAGATAATCTAAAGTGGCAGGCCCAAGCCCTCTGCGCCCAACCCGAGAACATCAACTCAATTGATTGGTTTTTTTCTAAAGAGCCAAAAGAAAAATACGATGCAAAGAATTTATGTTTTAGCTGCCCTGTAAGAAAACAGTGCCTCCAGTGGGCGCTTGAGCACAGGCAGATTTGGGGAATCTGGGGTGGCAAAGACGAAGTAGAAATGCGTAGGACGCTTTCAGTCTCGTACAAGGGAGAAGAAGCTCGTAGAAGACGCTACCCCAACTGCCCATACTGCTCAGCGAGGCCCTCAAAGCTTGTCACGGAGTCTGTAGAAATTCCAGGTGGCGGAAGATGGACCACTGCCAGATTAGTTATCTGTACTGTATGCGAGTTTTCGTGGAAGAGCAGAACCAGCGTTAACGCGGTTTTGGCTTACCAACAGGAAAAAGCAGAGAAAGCATTGAAGCGCCAAAGAGAAAAAGACAAGAAAGCCGCTAAAAAAGCAAAGGCTCTTCTTTCTAGTCTTTAGCTAAAGCTACTTGGCAGAAAACTAAGTTGTTCTTCATTCGTGCATTCTGCGGCTCAATGTCAACTGCCTTTTGAGCGTGCTCTATTGCTTTCTCATACTGCCCGAGCCAGTACGCTGCGATAGAAGCGTAATCATTTGGAGCAGCTCCCCAAGACTCTGCCTCGCAAAGATACTCTAGAGGCTTGTCTGTAATGGCTAGCGCTTCTTCTGCGACCTCTAAGCATCTTACCCAGTCTTGGCGGTCATAGTAAAGTTTTGTAAGGTCTACGTAGGGCTCACGGCGTCCTGGAGCCTGCTCTATGGCCTTGCGAAACCAAATCTCGGACTCTGCGGGCAATGACTTACCGATAAACCGCATTGAGGCAGCACGTTCTGGTGCCCAGTGGGCTGTGGGGAGGTCTAGGTGTCTCTTCAGCTCTTGCGCTGCTTCCATGTAGCGCCCGTAGAAGTAAAGCTCACGCCCATAGTAGAAAGCGTTTCGGTCGTTGTGAGGGTCTTCTTTTACGGACATCTCAAGCAGGGGAAGGTACTGTGAGCGACTCTTGCTTGGGTCTGGGTGGTGGTGAGTTGCGATACCATCTAGCCACTCTTGCTTCTCGTCAATTCCGTAAGAGTAGAGACACTCGTGGACAGGGTGACGCCAGCGGAACCCCTTGCGACCGTGGATGTGGTCATAGCTAAACTCAAGCCCTGGGGTCCCGTCTTCGTTCCAAGACCAAATGTGCTTGTAGCGAGGTCGATTTACACCGCGCTCCCACGCATCTGAAAGAATCTTGTCCCAGCCAGGAGTAATTACTTCGTCCATGTCCAGAGAAACACACATGTCAATATCTTCTGGAAGTGCGGCTAACGCGGCGTTGCGTGCATCATCAAATCTCCAAGGCGTAACTTTAATTTCGATGACATGTATACCAAGCTCACGGGCTCGTTCTACGGTTCCGTCTGTAGAGCCAGTGTCTGCTATTAGCAGATAGTCCGCGTCTTTAGCTGACTCGTACCACTTGTCTACGAACTTGCGTTCGTTAAGAGCAATTGTGTAGATTGCTGATTTCACTTAAATCTCTTCTCCGCTGTACAGAGGCACTGCGTCTTTTAGGACAATGGAACGTCGACTTACAAAGCCGCCGTCTGAGTCAAGTTTGTCTTTTGCAGACTCCTCGGTTTCAGCAAAAACCTGTACAACCATGGTCACTTCATAGCTGTAACACAGTGTCGGCTTAGTCTCTTCTTTTTTTGTCATTTTCTCTCCTGCACTAATCGATGTTACCTTATTTTTTTAACCCACAATTGATACCCTTTGTGGACGAGGCTCACTCTTTTTTTGTAAACCTCCATAAAGGAGTCTATCGCCATTTGGGGACAATCTGCTGAGTCATCTGCTCCTGACCAAAGGTAGTCGTCAAAAGCAATTATCCCGCCAACGTTTAGACACTCATAGGATGCGATAGCGTCCTTGAGAACTCCGTAGGAAGTGTGGTCACCGTCAACATAAACAAAGTCATACAGTTCGCGATTGTTTTTAAAGAAAGAGTCGCTTGTACCTTTGTACTTTAAAATTTTTCTTTGATTGCGCCCAGCTAAAGTTTTTGCGTCGTAAACGGTTTCTACTGTGCCCCAGTTCATTTGATGATGTACTTTTTCGTCTGACCCTTCCCAAGTGTCAACGTCAACAAGAACAGAGTCTGTATCTTTTAGGAGATTCTCGTAGAGCCAAACACTGGCGTCCCCTGTGTAAGAACCTATCTGAAGGAATCGCGCTGAGCGACCTTTAAACTCGGGGTAGACGTAATCCACAAAGTTTGGTTGCCCGTCGTTTGCAAACCAGTTGGGTAGATTACTCATACCTTGAGCCTACTACAAATAGGTAGCTAGTTTAGGGGCTGATACTTTAGCCAATAATGTTGATAGTGCCAACCATAGCTGAATGGTTTTGGCACTGGTAGTACAAAGTACTAGGAGCACCAGCATCTATCGTAAACTGAAGCCCGCCCACGGCGACACCGTTGTTCGTAACGCCAGTGTTATACACGTTTCCTGAAGAGTAGCCTGCTCCAGTGGTCTGAATCCAAAATGGGTGCCCAGAAGCGTTTACAGTGAAGAAGTAAGTGTTGCCGCGAACTAGGGTTAACGTGGGGTTATCGCTGCCGTCTATAACGTAGGCTAATGCCCCGTTGTTAGTTACCTGAAAGTTTTGCACTACTGTCTCTCCGTCAGCCCCAGTTGCACCCGTTGGCCCGACCGCAGTTGAGTCAGCTCCCGCGGGACCTGTAGGTCCGATAGCACCGTCAGGCCCTGTAGGTCCTACAACATCTGAGTCAGCACCAGTTGGACCTGCTACTCCCTGAGCACCAGTAGCGCCAGTAGGCCCAGTGGGCCCAACCACAGTCGAGTCAGCACCAGTGGGGCCAGTCACTGCTGGCCCTGTAGCACCCGTCGGACCAGTGACCCCCTCTGAACCCGTTGGCCCAGTGGGTCCGCCCGATGGACCCGTAGGTCCTATCGGCCCAGTGACAGTGCTGTCTGCTCCGCCAATACCTGATGCACCTGTTGCTCCCGCAGCGCCAGCGGCACCCGTGGGTCCTGTAATTCCTAAAGGACCAGCCCCTACCCACTCTTGATTAAGGTCAGACCAAATATAAAGAGCGTCTTCTTCGCTTATGTAGTAAGCGTCTCCAATTTCTCCTACAGAGTTGTCCGCCTCTAAGAGAGTTACAGTAGCATATGTCCCTAAAACGGAAACGCTTGAACCTTGAGGTCCAGTGGGTCCTGTGACAGAGGGGCCAGTCGGTCCATCCGCCCCTATAGGTCCAGTTGGCCCTACTGGAGCTGCACTAGCAATTGTATTGAACTGACTTCCGTTAAAAACAGTAATGTCTTCAGTATTGCTATTAATCCAAATGTCCCCAACCTGAGGGCTTCCTGGCTCAATTGGCTGATAAAGAATATTAGTTCGTCCTGCTTGCTCAAAAAGCGAGGTAGCCACAAAAGCACCGTTAGGACTAGAAGAGCTGACAAAAATCTTGTCGCCAACAGCTAAAGCGAATCTAAATGTCTCAAATGCTTGCCCAGCAGTCACTACAAGATTATCTACAATGTAGGCACGTTCTCCAATAGAGCCAGGAAACTCCTCTGGCTCAACGAAGATAGTTACTGCCATGTCGACAGTTCCCTTATTTACAGTAATAACAGAAGTAACGCTTGGCTTTGTTGCAGTCCCAAGCTCAGTGTGGGCTCCTGTAAAAGCAGTAGGGGACGCTGTGCCAAATCTCTCGACTGCCATTTTATGCCTCCAAAGCTTTTAGTCTGATAGCTATCTCATCTAAAGCACCAGAAATTGTGGTCGGTGTCACGTTCCAATCAGAACCGTCTGCGGGAGTATATGACTGGGAACCTTTCCAGTTTCCTGCAGTGGTATAAGATTCTAGCTCGTTTGTCTCAGTATTAAATCTTGTGTAGCCAGACTGAACGCTGTTACTACGGCCAGCAGTTGTGCCTTTATCTAGATAAAGAGTATTCTCTGTACCTCTAATTGTTTTATTAGTGAAAACCTCAGGGATGTTCTTAGCAAGAGCAGCATCGTCTTGCAATATCCCATTTACACTGAAAGAGGTGGTGTCGGTGCTAGACCTCACAAATAATGAGTCACCATCCGTCACTCCAAATCGGAATGTCTCAAAGGAAGTACCAACACCTAGCTCGATGTTGGCTGCAATGTATGCATACTGAGCCGCAATATTTGCATTAGCAGGCACTATATAGATGCTGATTTTTGTAATAGGAGTTGCTGTTGCAGCCCTGTTTGCGACAACCACCGAGACTAAATACTTTTCGGTAAACTCAGCTATAGCAATGTCAGAGTTTGCTGTTGGATTTGCAATTCCAAGTCTTTGAATTGGCATTTGCCTTCCCTCCTACGCCTGAGCTTCAGACCAAGATAGCTTAGCTGAAGTCCTTGTAGTGGCACCTGTCAGTCTAGCAACCGCAATGGTGATAATGTCTGGGCCGTCAGGGAAGATAGAGTCTCCACCAAGAATCGAGTTTGAAAGCTCAAACAGCTCTCCAACCTGAACTGTGGTCTCATTTCCGCCACCTGAAGCACGGAAGTTGAATACCTGAACTCCACCAGAAACGGTGTCCGCTGCTGTGTGCTCGACAATCTGAACTAGCGAAGGAGCGTCTACTCCTTGGAAGTTTAGGTTGTTAAGGCGACAGTTTAGCAACATCTTGACATCCACAAGCTCGTTACTAGAGACACCAACTTCTTGTAGCCTTAGCTGCATTCGGTTAATAATGTCTCGGTCACCCAAGGCTCCTGTTAGACCTTCAGACACTGACGGGCTCAAGCGAAGAGAAATCAGTGGCTGATAGTTTGGTCCAGAAGTGTTGTTTAGTGAGCCGTCTGGGTACAGGAAGTAGGTGTACTGAGTGTTCCCTTGCGTGGTGAAGTTTAGAATCTCACCGACGGCTGCGTTAGGGATAGAAGTAGACCCAACTGTAAAGGACCCAGCAACTGTGAAGGTAAAGGTTGTCGCGCTTGTCACGACTACCGCACCTACGTAATAGTCTGGCAAGTTCGTAATCGCCGCGCCAGCTGCTGTTTCAATAAAGTAAACTCCAACATTGTTGGCTTCTGGGATGTTGTGAGCTTGCGCGGTTGTGACCGTTACGGTGCTCCCAGTGCGAGAAATGCTAGCTCCAACAGTTATTGTGGCATCTTCTGGGCTTAAGTGAATTAGGTTAGGAGAGTTCACAAAGGCTTGATACTTAGCTGAGTTTGCCAAGTTGGGGAACGTGTTAGACCCGATTACTTCTGTTGCAGGGTTTTGCGTGTTGGGCCCTGGGAATCCGTCAGCAGCAATTGACTCGAACTGCAATATGTCTCCCGAGCGGAATCCGTGCTCAATAACCGTGAACAGGTCTGTGACTAAGTTGATGCCAGCAGAAGAGAACGACTTGGGAGTTGTCCCAGAAACGTTTAGTGTCTGGCTACTAGCAGTAAACAGGTA